CTGAGTAAGCTACTTCCCTCGTGTCGTGTTCAGCACTCTTCTGGCAGTAATTAAACCATGAGTCTGATTCACAGTGCATCCACTTGGTTTCACCTATTTCTTTCCACTGCTTCATTCGCCTTGCTCCGTTAGTGCTTTTTCCCAGCTTTGAAGTTCTTGTATAGTATGTCCTACAGAATCGAAGTACCCGAACTTCCTAGCGTTAACCACAAACATTTTTCTCGCTTTGGCAACTGTTTCAAGTTCAACTTTCTCAAGCTCTACAATGCGTTTAATGTCTGCTAGTGAGCGAGTATCACTTTGAGGGGTGGTTTCTTCCCAGCCAGCGGCTTTTGACCAGTATTCCCATTCACCATCATGTACATGTCGCATATACTCGTCACAATCATAGTGAGTCGCACCCTCTGGCGCATTATCTAAAATCTCTTGGTTAGTCATCACTCTTTCTCCTTTGGGCGCATTATTAATAAAGATACATTCCCTTTAGTTATTGTTAGTGGCTCATTGTCATGCTTATCTAGTTGCATATCCATTAACGCAAAAAAGTTTAATGTTATTTCATTAAGGTATTCTTCCTCAGTCATATTATTTAGTTTGCAAATTTGAGCTATATCAGTCATTCGCCTTGCTCCAAGAATAGAACCTTGTCGTTTACTACTATAAGCAGTTCAGCTAAATCAGCTTCTAGCACCATCAAAGCAATATCTTTATGCTCATGCGCTTTGATGGTTTCTATTGCATCACTGATAGAGTGGTCCATGTATTCAACCAATAAACTAAGCTCTGAAGCTTTGTAGTTGTAATAACGGTTGTCACGTTGTAGCTGTGCAATCTTGTTACGTAGTTGGCGTGGTGGTGTTGGTGTTGGTACGTTCATTGTAATTCCTTATATAATAGGTGTTAAATGGTTGGTTATTTAGTTGAATTCTTTTAAGCAAATTAAATAATGATTATTAGCAAATTTCTCAATTGCGCGTTTTTTATTTGCTTCAACTCTGAACTTGGGACTATCAAACGCAGCTATAGCAAGTGAGTAGCTAGGCTGTGCTCCGTCTATAGCATCCATAAGAGTCTTTAATGGTGTACCACTTTGTCGAATATTCATTGTGCTTCTAGCTAGTCTTTCTATCATGCTGCAAATTTCTTGCTGACTTTCAGTTATGGCGAATGCGTTCTGACTTAAACTAATTGCTGCTACTAATACTGCTACTTTTAATGTTTTCATGTTTTTTCTCTTAGTTGTTTTGCTTCAGTAATGAAACTATAGAATACATAAACTAATTAGTAAAGCTTTTTTTAAATATTTATTTTCTTTTTTAATATCGGGGGTAAAAGCATGAAGCCTTTTTCGTCTACGACTGCATGTTTTTTCATGTTATCTCTGTGTTTCTTTAATATCTTTTTTCTGCATACTTTCATTTTTATTCTTCCTATTTTAAAGCGGTTAAGAGTGCGTCTTGCACTACATCTTTGTTAGCTAGTACCTTCAAGACACGTTCGTCAATGGTGTCATTAGATACAATGTGCACTATTCGACAAGGTTTAGTCTGTCCCTGTCTATGTAACCTGGCGTTAAATTGCTGATAGTATTCTAAGGACCAAGTTAGGCCGAACCACACCAGCAACGAACCTCCCTTTTGAAGATTAAGCCCATGCCCAGCACTTGCAGGATGAGCTAACAGCATTTTAATATCGCCGTTGTTCCACTTTTCAACAGCGTGGCCTTCTTTATCCATGACAACAGCATGGGGGAATTTCTTTTTAAGCCTTTCCAAATCAGTTTTATAGTTGTAAGCGACTAGAATATTTTCACCCGCATTATCATCGACAATATCAGATAAAGCTTCCAGTTTACTTTTATGTAACTCTGCCCAGTTGCCCACATCATCTGTATAAATAGCGCCGTTTGAGAACTGCAACAATTTATTTGCTAAAGTTGCTGAGTTAACAGCTTCAATTGTTTCGTCACTTTGCTCAAGCTCTAGTATGAATTCTTGCTCTAACTCTTTATAAGCTTTAAGTTGTTTAGCTGGTAGGTCAACGCATATAGAGCTATCAATCCTATCCGGTAAAGTTATGTAGTCTTCACCTTTCATAGATAATGTGATATCAGAAACCAAGCTATAAATTTGCTCACTTGCACCTTTTCTAATCGTGTAACTGTATCCCATGTAATCGCTTTCAAAGAAACGCTGTTTATATGCTGTCATCGTACGACCTAAGCGTACACCTTGGTCAAGCAAATAAAATTGACTCCACAAATCCAACAAACCATTAGGACTAGGTGTGCCCGTTAGCAATACACAATACTCAGTCAATGATACAGTCTTTTTAAGAGCCTTAAACCTACGTGAGGCTGGACTTTTAAATGAACTTGATTCGTCTATGATTACACAGTCAAAAGGCCATCCTTTGCCATACAAGTCCACCAACCATTCTACATTCTCCCTGTTAATTACATAAATATCAGCGGCTTTGTGTAGTTGGGCGCGTCGATTCTTTTCGCTACCTGTGCAGATGTTAATTTTTAAATGGCTTGTATGACTCCAGTTTGCAGCCTCGTTATGCCAAACAGTATTGGCAACTCGTAGCGGTGCTATAATTAATACTTTAGATGTTGACATGCTGTCACACAGGTCAGTTATTGCCGTTAAAGAACTGACAGTTTTACCTAACCCAAGGTCAATAAACAAAGCTACTTTTTTCTTTTCTAGTATAAAATTCACAGCCCTATTCTGATAGGCGTGCATTTGGTTACGACATAACATTAATAAAATCCTCTAGATTGTCGATGATGTAAACATTTGCGCCGTGGTCGCGTATCTTTTCGATGGTGTGTAACTGGTACTTCGTGGCGTGCTTACCTGGTGCTTTAAATTCTACATATACTGTTTGAGTGTTCTTAATGTAAAGTCTGTCCGGAACACCTCTTTGTTGTGGGCTTGAAAACTTGAAGCCTAACCAGCCATTATTCTTTGCCCATCTACTGCACTTTGTTTCGATAGTTGATTCACGCATGTGTCACCCCTAATAAACCTAACATTTTAATGGCTTCGCTTATATACCATTCTTTATCAACATCGACAGGGAAAGATACGGGCAAATCCATTAGAGGTTTACAGCCATCAGACATGGGCACTTTATTGCCGTTCTTTTTATAGTTAATGGTGTCACCATCAGTTGAATGATAAAAGCGTATGGCTTTACCTACTTCTTCACCGCGAAAAACCGCCCCACCATTAACTGTGCGCGCCGTTAGGTATTTAGTTATATCATCGTTCCCTTCAATGTATGATGCTATGTCATCACCTGTTGTGAGATGATGTATAACAGCCTCAACACATATTGTGTTAGAAGGATTTTTAGATAGGCCACCAATGGCAAACGCACCTTTACCTTTAACACCATAGTCGGTTATAGCAATGTAATTATTAACATCCCTGGAGTATGTGCCCTTATACTTTGTAAATTCTAACTCATAACCTGTTGTTAATTCCCAATCTAATTGCACTGAAAATATACCCGATTCAATTGCCTTATCAAATAAGACGTTTACACCATCAGTATTGGCTGAATAAACTTTACCTCCTGCCAATGTCATCTTTTCAATTAGCATGAGTAAAGATAGTTGGCCTGTGATGGTCGTTTGTATCATCAATTCTGGTGAGTATAGGAACGAATACCGACTACCAAATTTACCGTATGAACCGTTGAGTACAATCTTATATGTCGAATCTTTAACCTTATCCTTTGCACGTTTAGCGACTAACCTCTCATCTTTTATTGTAGAGTAAACATCTAAAAACTTATTGCCAAGGTGTAGAGGGTATAAGTTCTGCTCGATAATGATTGAGGGGTACATACTTGCTACATCAAATTCACCAAACACCTCATCATTGTTAGGTTTAATAACCTGTTTTTTCTCTTGGCTATGTAGCCCACCGATACCAAATTTATACTTTGCGCCGTTATATTCTACGGCTTTGTTAAGTTCAGCAGGCATAACCACAGAGCCTTTATCATTAACCTCAAAAGTACAATCTTTAACTTTTTGCAGCATGTTTGAGAACTCAACACTTTTAAACTGTACCCAGTTAGGCACGTTATACTGAAAAGGTTTTACTTCAGTTTCACGTTTACGCGCGGTTACACCTTTATCTTTTAAGTATTTTCTAATAATGCCTTCAGCAATTTGCGCATCTGATTTTGAGCGCATGTCAACAGTATATTTCTCAGTTAACTTTCTGCGCAAATCAATCTGAGGTATTAAAAAGTTATACAAAGACTCAGTTAAGCGTAAATCGTTTTCGCAATACGTCTTTAACTCTTCACGGTCATTGGCTGATATGCTGGCACTTGGGTCGATAGGTAAGTCTTTAAGCTTTTGAGCATTGAGCCTAGCGCCGTAAAGTTTTAAGCCTGCAACACCTGGGGCAATTTCCCGTAAATCAATATGGTCACAAGATGGCTGTGCAAGGTTCCAGGTTTTAATTTGGTCTACTATGATGCTATCAGATAATGCTTTAATTTGAGCGCATGTAGCGCCGTCAAGAGCTAAGGCAAGTATTGGCATGTCATAGTGGTTGCCGTTGAAAGTAACAATGGTTGAATCGCTTCGGCTGATGATGTTGCTTATTGTTTGCACATCTAAAAACTTTCCGTCATATTTCTCTATGTGTTTAATCTTGCCGTCTTCTCGCATAAACGAGCATAGAAAATAATCTTTATATACTTCTAAATCCATAAAATAAATCATGATATTAACCTTATAATTGGTATTAAAAAGGCGCAATTAAGCGCCTTTGATTATTATGATTATGATTATGATTATTTAATAATCATAATCTGCATCTGGGCTAGCATCATCAGAAATGTCTTCAAATAAATTAGTGACATCAGTATCACCTGAACCAAAAGAATCACCGTCTTTTACAAACTGCATACCGTAAAGGTTAGCGTTAACACGTTTACCATAACTGTTATTTTGTATCCAGATACCAATTACTGCATTAACATAGCATCCTGCATATGGTTTGCCGTCTTCTTCAACAAGTGGAGTTTTATCTTTATCCAACAATGTGGGACGTTGTTTGCTAGAAGCTTTAATAGCCATTGTGTTAGCGTACCCATCATACTCGATGGTGTCACCGTCTTTTAAACAGCTTTTATCAGATGCAACTTTTATTTTAGCTTCAGATACAGCTTCAGCTATTGCAATTTTTAGCATTTCAATCTGCTTGGCATCTTTAACTTTATCAAGTAAAAAGGTAGATTCAAATTTGCCTTCTTGGCCGTTAAAACTTGCTCTCTTGAATACTGAAGGGAATGATAAACGTACGTTGGTAAGTGTTAATTTTGACATTTTAATTTCTCTCTAAGTTTTTAGTTTTAAACGCTAACTCTTGTTAACGTTTGATTATGGTATGCTTTAAGATTTAAGCTGTCAACTTAAATTTTAAAATAATGTGTCATCACAAATGTCTTCGAAACCTTCAATATAATCATCAAGGTTAACAAACCCATGATTTAAGGCTGAATTTGATGCTCCAAAAGAATGGCCATCTTTTACAAACTGTATACCATAAAGGTTAGCGTTGACACGTTTACCATAACTGTTATTTTGTATCCAGATACCAATTTGTGCATTAACATAGCATCCAGCGTAAGGTTTACCATCTTCTTCAACTAATGGAGTTGTATCTTTATCGACTAATATAGGCATTTCCTTGGATGATGCTTTAATAGATATGCTGTTAGCGTACCCGTCGTAATCAATGTTATCACCATCTTTTAAACAGATTTTATCATCTGCTACTATTATTTTTGCATCTGATAACGCATCACTTATTGCAATTTTTAGCATTTCAATCTGCTTGGCATCTTTAACTTTATCAAGTAAAAAGGTGGCTTCAAATTTGCCTTCTTGGCCGTTAAAGCTTGCTCTTTTAAAAAGTGATGGGAATGATAAACGTACGTTGGTAAGTGTTAATTTTGACATTTTAATTTCTCTCTAAGTTTTTAGTTAAAATTTAAGTTTTAAAACGCTAATAAAAATTAGCGTTTGATTATGGTATGCTTTAAGATTTAAGCTGTCAACTTAAAATAAATCTGAACAATCATTTAAACTTTCACGCTTATCATTCGCTTTGGCTAATGTTGGTTTTCCAGTTGACCTTGTAATGTGATGTGAAATATCAGTAAAATCTTTAGCGTTGCAATTTTTTCTAGCTTGGGCTGGGCTTAATAATTTTTTAGAATAAGCTTTATCACCCAAATAATCTTTTAGCTTTCTAGCTACTTCATTTTCATTATCCCATTTGTTTGATGAGCGACCATGCACTATTTTATAACCTTCAACCAGTTGACCATCAGATATTTTATCAAAAATAACTTCTTCAACTGCTTTTAACCATGATTCAATGATTTTTTTGTTATCTAATATCTTTCCAAGGTCGGTGTTTTCAATTAAAGGTGGTGTTGCGGGTACTGCATCAAACATACAACCTATAACCTTATCATTGTATAGTTTTAATTCCTTACAATGGCCTTTAAAATCGCACCATTGACAGGCTTTTTCGCTAGGATTAAATTCAGTATCACCCGTTTCAATTTTCTTAGAAGCCAGTTTGGACTTTTCACCAAATATTAATAAATCTTTAATGGATATTTCCCATTGTGAAATATTATTAATTCTAGGTTGGTAAATGTGTAAATGAAAAGTTTTAAGCTCATAAGGATAGCGTCCAAACTCCTGGTAAGCACCCAAAGCGTAAAGCATTAATTGGCTATTATCTTTAGGGTTTACGCCACCCATACCATATTTTAAATCGATAATATGGCATACATTACCATCTCTTAATATAACATCGGATGTGCCGAAACCTTTAAGGGCGTAATCAGAATAACTTACTTTGTGTTCAATCATTAATTCAGATGTATCTGTTTCAAAGCTTCGCACATATTCAATATATCCTTCGATATAATCTGCCATTTCCTTGTTAACACGTATATCAGGTGCTTCTGTTAGAAAATCGTAAATATAATCCTGCGGACTTTTACCATTATTTAAACAAATTTCTGCTAATTCATGGGCGCATGTGCCTTCTTCGGCAAATTTATTTGTTTTGGGAGGGGTATTACCGCCATCGGGACTATGTAAATAATCTATTGCGGCAACTGATGCCGTACAATTTAACCACCTTGAACTAGAACTAGCTGATAACTTAGCATGATTACCCATTATACTAACCCCTCTAATTTTTTAACCACTTCGCTATAAAGGTGGGTTGGTATTTCAGCTACTTTTTTAGCATTATACTTGGCTAATATTGCCCGAACCTTAGTTCTACCATCTTCAATATTCTTTGATGATGTTAAGCACAATTCTTTTAAACTATCTTCAGTGTGTGTTACAGGCTCTACTATTACAGGTTTTACTATTACAGGCTCTACTATTACAGGCTCTACTTCTTTAGTTTCCATAAGGGTGCAAAGCTTTTCAATAGCTGCGGTTAAGTTAATAATTTCATTTTCTAACATTTTTAAGTTGCCTTTTAATTTATAATTGAAGTTGTAATTTACATCAACAGGGGCTAATATGCAAGTCCATTTTACAAATAAGGCGTAACAAATGAACACCGACATGAAATTACTATTGGCAGATTATGGTTTTAACTATTCAAACTTAGGGCGTGAGCTTGGCATATCACCGCAGGCTGTCAGGTCTTGGTATGAAAACAAAAGCATCCCCGCTAAATCTGCTGTATTAATTGAGAAGATGACAGAAGGTAAATATAAAGCGATAAATTTAACAGGAGAGTAATGTGACAATATTTCCGCTTAATAAGGATAAAAGTCCGAGCTGTAATGAATGGCAAACGTATGAAGGCGAATGCACTTCAGCCATGTATGGGGTTAAGGTTCCTACAGGTTTTATGGTAATTGATTTAGACACATATAAAGGTATAACAAGGAAAGATGTTGAGGCGGTATTAGGTTGTGAGCTTGATTGGGAGTGTTCTTTTTCACAGAATACATTGAATGGCGGTGAACATTATATTTTTACCGTTCCAGAAGACATCACAATCAAACAGGGTAGTGATTTGTTTAAGCTTAAAGGCTTTGATACTCGCGTATCTGGTAAGGGTTATGTTGCAACAGGTAAAGGATATAAGGTTGTTGGTGATGAGTTATTAGAAGACCACTTTGACGACTTCAAACCAGGCTTACCTAAGATGGCTCTTAAAAAGCTAACGGTTGATGCTTTACCAACTGGTAATGATAGTGGTACAGATTTAATTGAAGCCGTTAAACTTGATAACTTAGCAGTAACAAATCCTGATGGTTCAGATTTAAATGGTATTCAGATAAAAGCAATTTTTGAAAACTTACCTGAAGAAGTTGGGGCTGATAATGAATCTTGGATGACAGTATGTGCAGGTTTTAAACGTCAACTTTTAGGTATGGGACATAAAGAAGAAAAATTATCGGATAGAAGGTCATGGGGATACAAAGTTTTAGACGCATGGTCAACCACTAGAGGTGATTATAGTTTAAAAGTTGAGAATTCAAACTTTAAACGCTGGTGTTCTTTTAAAGCAGACGACACCGGAAACCTAATCACATTTGCATCTATCATTGGTATGGCTGGAGGGTTGCCATCACTTAAAGTGGATAAGGTTACAGGTGAGACGGTTGTATCTGATTTAGGTTTTATAAATGAATACGTGATGAATCCTGGAGGCAAATATATCTCTAAGGATAACTTTGTTGAATATAGTAAGGTTGCGTTTGACACTATGCACGCTAAGGACACACCAACCAACAGCAAGGGCTTTAATCTTAAACCCAGTAAAGTGGCCGAAGGTGTTATAGAGATGGTAGCTGGCACGATGTATGCCCCTAGCTTTCCATCTTTGTTCACACACTCTAAGGTTGATTACATAAACACCTATGAAGCGGAATTGCATGAGGTTGTTGACCAAGCTGTTGAAGACGAAGCTAAAAAGATGTTGATGAGTCACCTTACACACCTAATTGCTGACAAGCGTGAAATTGATATTATATTAGACTATTTATCATTCTGTGTTCAAAACCCAGGGGATAAATTACCGTGGGCTGTTGTATTGCAGGGCGCACCTGGTGACGGTAAAAGCTTTTTTTCTGAGATGATGCGACTGATACTAGGCTTTAATAATGTCAGGGTGATGAATGCGCAAACACTTGAAAGCAATTTCTCAGGGTGGGCCGCAGGGCAATGTATGACATTTATCGAAGAATTAAAAATTGATAATTACAAAAAATATGAGACTACAAACAAGTTAAAACCTTTTATATCTAACCCAACAGTTGAGCAGGTTAAGAAAGGAATGGACCCCGTCACTGTTCCAAATACTACCAATTACTTCTGTTTAACCAACCATAAGGATGCAATTCCGATGGATGATAATGATAGAAGGTACTGCGTTATCTTCAGTAAATGGCAATCAGGCAAAGCTATTGAGGAGTTTTTATCTAAAATTAATCCTCGTTATTACATAGATTTGTATGAAAATATGCGCAATTCAATACCAGCTTTATACCAAGCATTGAAGAACCATGAGATAAATACAACGTTTAATGCTGAGAGAAGAGCACCAATTACAGCATCAAGAAACAAGATGATTGAGCTTGGAAAGTCACCTTTTAAGGTTACATTAGAGGACGCTTTGGAAGAATATCCAGATTGTTTTGATGGTGGAATTTTAAATCTGACAAATTTAAACAGGGAAATTCGTACATATAATGATATGCACAACGACGGGAGGTTCGAAGATTATCCAAATAACCGAGCAATTAAAGCTGTTCTTGCTAGCATGGGATTTTATTACCATGAAAGAAAAAAGATTGACGGAAATACCGTCATATTTTACAAATTAGATTAAACCCTTTCAAAATCATATAGTTAGGCGGTGTTTAATAAAATTTAATTAAACCCCATTAAACACCCGCCTAAAATTTATCAAACACCTGAGCCTAATTAATCCCCATCAAACACCGCACTAAGTCTATGATTCCATTAAGTTTTTAGTACTTCCGGTGTTTGATGACCTAATAAAACACATTTTGCCTATCCCCCTACTATATGAGCAGCCTATATACATATACTACTATTACACTACTACTACTTATACATAGGTATTATATATAGGTATTAAACACCACTACACATTTACTATATGAATCAATAACTTACAGAGTGTTTGATGAGTTTTTTATCAAACACCATTAAACACCGAAGATTTAGAATAGAAATGCAGAATATCGAAAATAATCCTGTACAAGTTTTATTTAAATTTGTATGTTCACGCTATACCAACACCAAAGAGCTAATGGATGGCAAGCCCAATTAATGAGAAACACAAAACAGAAGCTGCCCAGGCTGACCTAACCTTGTTGGGTAAATCTCAAAGGGGTAAGGACTACAGATTATACATTTTCAACCCATGCGGCCATGAAGCTGATTTGCAGATTGTCCATGTTAGACAAAACCAAGTTACGTGTAAGACATGTTTGATGCAAAAGCGAAACAAAGAAGCTCAGGCGGTTGGTTTAACTTTGATAGGTTCGGGTCACAATAAAGATTATAAATTATATCGGTTTGATGCTTGCAGTCACGAAACGGAATTACAAATAACTCACGTTAGGAACAACAGTTTTGTTTGTAATGTATGCGAAGAAACATCAAGAACCCAACCCAGTTACACATATCTAATAAAAATCACCGTTGGCGAGGTTTCCTGGCTTAAATATGGATATGCCAAGTCCATAGACTTCAGAACCAAGCGGTATGGGCTTCCAGCGTCCGCTGTGGTCAAGTTACTTGCTCATGAATGCTTTGCTACTGGTAACGAGGCTCATGCGCGTGAAGCGGCCATACACCTTCAATTAGGTAAACATAAATTGTCCGCTCGTAAGATGAGTAATTACCATACTAAAAGCGGTCAGACTGAATGCTATCCAATGCTACTTTTACACGAATTTCTAAATACTTTTAAATAATACTTTACAAGTTTAAATTAAAGGCTTATTATTATCTCAACTTAACAACAGAGAGTAAATAAAATGATTGTAACAGCAGCAGACATTAAGCAGCAGCAAGCGCATGAGCTATTTGAACTTATCAAGTGGGTTGGCGGTAGAGCAAGATTGGCACATACGTGTGGTGTAACAAGCCAGGCGGTTTACGAATGGGTTAAGCTTGGTCAGATTAGTAAACGTGCAGCCACCATCATTCACCGTGAAAGTGATGGCTTTTTCAAGCGTGAAGAATTAAGACCCGATGTTTTGATTTGGAATGAGGAAATATAATGGATTACCACGAGCAAAGAGAGGAAGATTATGTCAACAGCCCAAAGCATTACACAGGTCATCCTTCAGGAATAGAGTGTATCCAGGTAGCAAAATTTCATAGCTTTTGTATTGGTAATGCTATAAAATACATATGGAGGCATGAAAAGAAAGGTAAGCCGATTGAAGATTTGCAAAAAGCGGCTTGGTATATTAATG